GCGGATCTCGTTCGACTGCGCCTCGAATGCGCTCGATGCGGGCTCCACGTAATAAACCTTGTTGCCGGGTTGGGTCGCAATCGCGTAGTTCACGCCAACCGCCATATCCTTGGTCTGGTCGTCCCAGCCCTCAAGGATTAACAAAGGTTGCGAAGCTACGTGGAGGGAATGGATTAGGTCGGCTTGGCGTTGGTAGTGGGCCAGATTGATGTATGCCACGTCCAGCATTGGTGGGCGGCTTACCAGCGTGTCAACTTTGTTGGAGTAGGTGGTGACAAACGGGATTTCGGATAGGCTGTAGGTTCCGGAATCGATTAGTTCGTAATCGGAATTTTGATCGTTTAGATTGAAAGTACCCGAGGCCATGGGGCTTAGGTACTGCTGGGTTTTTGCTTCGGACTGGCGGTAAACCTCGTAACGGCCTGGGTAGATGACGCGGATCTGGTTGTAGACGCATTCGCCAAACTTACCCTCGGGCACCACGGCCTGTTCGTGGATTCGGACCTGCTCCAGAGCGCCGTAGGAATCTCCGCGATTAAGGCGCCAGCCATATACGTCGGTTGGATCTACTTCGATCCAGTACGGGCGCCGTCCCAGTAGACGCTCTTCCGCAAGGCTGCGGACTTCGGCAGGGGCGGGATAATCCACCAGGACATTGCCGTGGCCGTAGGTCAGAGAGCAGAGCACTAGGCGACGGGCAAATTCGTCCAGGTCCGAACCACCGCCGTCTACATTTTCGGCAAACTGATGCCAGAAAGCTGGTCCATCCAGTGTGATTGGTTTGCGCAGAATTAAGCCTGTGGCCGCACGTACTAGGCGTTGGGTGTAGGGGGAGAAAATGGAACGGTTTACACGGCCTAGGTAGGCGTCATAATCCTCGCGGGGTTCCTGGGGGAGGAACGTTTGGCTGTTGTCGCGCAGATACTCTGTGCCTAGCGTTACCGCCTTCATTACTTCCCAGCCGCGCACCATGTCCAGCGTCGCTTGGGTGCGCGTGAACGGGGAATCGCTGTCACCTAAATAGGTGGTGCTGACGATATTGGTGCGGACTTGGCCGGGAACTGCGTAGGTCATGGGTTTGGGTTAGTCTTCCTCGGCGTTGACTAGCACTTCAATGCCTGTTACAAGCCGGTGCACAAGGGAGGCGATGCTGTAGGGGCTGTCAGGCGTGGGGAACACCATCGTAACGGTGGTGGTGCCTTCCTCGGCATCGATCTCAAGGTGGGTGCAGTGACCCTCGGCAATTACAGCGGTTACGTCCTTCATTTCTTTTTGGGGGCTTTTTTGGTGGTCTTCTTGGGGCGTGCCAGTCCGGCTTCGGAAAGGGCGATGGCGCGGGCTTGCGCTGGATTGGTTACGACAGGGCCTTCTTTGCTGCCACTGTGTAGCTTACCGGCCTTGTATTCGCGCATGACTTTGGCCACCTTTTTCTGAGCTTTGGTGGGCTTTTTAGGGGCCATGGCGTTATGCGGGGCTGGGCTTAGTCTACCGTCAATAGGTGCGGAAAGTTGTTGTGCCGAGCGTTTCGGGTTTGCATAGATTGAATACCTGTAGGCACATGTAGCCGAGTGCGTCGAAACTGTGGTCTACGCCCAGGTTTTTGTTTGGTAGGCCCGTGTTTTCCGTGTAGGTGAGTGTGCGCAGAGACTTGATTAGATGTTTGCACTTTGGGTGGATTAGTAGGCGGCGCGTTCCAGCTGCATCGAGTAGGGCGGTGTTTACGCAGGTTATTTTGTCGCGGATCTTCCAAGGGGATCGGGGGGTGGACACGGTGAAGCCGGATTTGCGCAGGATTGCATGGTCGGTGGCGCCGACACCGGCGGTTTTGCGGGCGCCACCTGTGGGGTCGGGGCATGTTACAATCCGGCGCTCCAGTCCATAGCGGCGGGTGATTTCTTCGCAGAAATCCCAGGTGGTAGCGCCGCCAGTCAGTACGATTTCGTCGAAAACGTACAACAGATCGTCGTGTTTTACGGCTACTACGCCGGACATTGGGTCGATGTTGAAATCCACGCCGATGTGGAGCGGCAGGATTGGGATGTCGCGTGCCAGCTCGGATATGTTGGCGTCGCTGAAGGAGTTTGCGACTAGGCCGGTGAGGTTCTCGAAGGAGGCCTCAAATTCTTGGCGGAATGTGCGGGGGTCGAGCTGGGCGCGGGCTGCCTCGATTTCGGCTGCGGGTACATTGTCACCCTCGATTGTTGTGAATTGCCACCGCTTCCAGTCCGGGTCGCCTTGTTCGCAATAACACCATAGGTCGTAAAACCATGAGGCCGTCCCACTCGGGGTGGAGATGAAGAGGGCCCAGCCCTGTTTGTCGGCTAGAGCAGGGCGAATTACCTCGAACCAGACCTCGGAATCCATGAATGCGGCTTCATCGAGGACCACTCCAGCTAGAGATCGGCCTCGGAGGGCCATTGCGTTTTCGGTGCCCTTTAATTCGATTGTTGAGCCGTTTACAAGTTCTAATTTCAGGTCCGTTTCGTTCTTACTTTTGATCCAGGACTTTGGAACTAGCTTTTTTAGCACTTTCCACGCAATGTCCTTGGCCATGCGGTATGTTGGGGCCGCGTAAAAGTATGTTTCGCCGGGGCGTTCGATTGCTCCACGCAAAAGTTCGATACAAGACAGGTAGGATTTGCCGAATCGGCGGCCCGCAACCAGCACACGGAACCGGTTTCGGGCATTAAATACTTGGCCTTGCGCTGCACGCAGGTTTAGTGAGGGCGTTCCAGCCAATGGTTGTATTTTTTGGAGGTACTTGAATACTACTCTACAGAATCTCGACCCCTACCCCCCGGTTGGGTGGTCCTACCCCCCGGTTGAGTGGTGTAGTGTGCTATTGTAGACGAGTTCTCAGATATACCAGGAGGTTCCCGGTACCTTGTCCCGCGCCGCCAGAATTCGCTACCCCCCCCCGGATTGGTGGGGGCCGGTTGGCCCCCTGGGTCTCATGGGTCTAGGACGGGAACGCGTGGCTGGCTACCACGTGACGGGATACCCCCAAGGATCGGGCAATGCTGCGCTGCGATTCTCCCATCCATAGGCGGGCCTGGATTGCGGCCCGCAGGCTTGGGGCCGGGGCTGCGCTGGTACGGTCCAGCCTGGCCGCGATGGCCCGCAGCGCTGCCGCAACGTGGGGAGCAGCTAGCACCACCAAAGCGTGGCACGTGGCCACAATGTACAGCGCTGTTGTTAGCAACCGGTCAGCGATTGCGGCCCAATCGGTGGATTCTATCCAGCTCAGCAGATCATCAGCAGGGGGGAAAGAAGGGGTGGAAATTGTCATTGTGTGGGGTGGATTGTGGGGTGGTTTGTGTTAGTTATTTATCTAGTTGGTGGTAAGCTGGCGGTGGGGAAACATTACCAAAGCTGGCCACAATTGTGGCAATGGTTGAGGTAGCGATCAAGAAGCAGAGAACGTTTGCCATCGGGTGGATGTGAGGGTGATAGTGTGGATCAGATAGTAGCCATGCCGCCAGGCGCGTATCCTCGGGTGATCTCACCAGATGCCACGACCGTGAGGATGATGGCCTGGCAGTCGTTGGCCAATGTGGCGCAGATAGCGTCGGAGATGCTGGCCTTAGGCCAGGCGGTAGCAGCCAAGCGGCCGCCGTCAGTGATCAAGTCGGCGTAAGTGTGATAGGTGGAAGCCATGGTCTGGTAGCGGTGCAGGTAAGGGTGGCCTGCGTCCCTGTATTGTCGCATATTTTGGCCAGGAATCAACCGGGGCCTGGCTCCTTTTGTTGCACTTCTTCACATACGGGCAAGGCCGCAACGTCTAGGGCCGCTCCAGCTACTGAAGTTAATTCTGGTTTGCGTGAGTCTTCAACGGTGATGTTTAGCACCGGCGCGTTAAGTGCCTGAATCTCCGGCGCAATCTCCCCAAGATGGGCGCCTATATGTTGCAAAGCGGTCACCGCAGTCATTAGCTGCCCCTTCTTAATTGCCTGATTGACAATACGTAAGCGCATCTGCTGGATACGTGGAACCATGCTCTCACGTTCTAGGTTCCAGTCGTCTGTATTCCACGATTGAACCACTCTCCAGTCCCGCCAAGCCGTAGTTTCCGCGATACTTTCACGATCAGCGTGTTCTAAAACTAAATGGCGGGTAGGTAATCCCTCCAGCTGCCTTTTATACAGCCTTTGTTGTCTGGCTTCAATCAAAGCGTTAGGATTGCGCTTCCCGTAGACTTTCTGCCCGTTCTTAATAAAAGGGGGCTCCTTAATCGGGGCCCCTTCAATATCGTCAATGTTCGGGGAATCGTTAGACACGAGCAAGCTAGGATCCTTTCTTGAGTGCTAGTCTACAACGTAGATGTCCGCTATATCGTCGCAGGGCTCAAACAGCTCACTAGTCAGCCTCTCGGCATGTTGGGGAGTGTGAGCTTCAATCAGAAAATCCTGCCGCGCGTCTCGCCAGTCTTGGGGATCCCAGCTCGGCTTGATAGTTTTGACCACGGCTACGGTGAAGAATTGCACCTTACAAGCTCCTGAACACAAGCCAATCACTACCGCCGATGTCGTGCAACCGGTAGCCGTCTCCCATCCGTAGCTCTTCCCATGCTCCGGCCCAATCAATACAGCTATAGGGCCACTCAGCAGCCCTAAGCACGCCCAGTTCGTCCGCCAGGCTCATGGCATAATCAGCTCCAGCCCGATCCTCTGACCAGCCTTCAGCTCTACCTTGGTAGCTATCCTCGATGCTGTCCGGCTCGATGCCGTCAGCCTCTAATCGAGCGATCAGCTCAACCCAGCCAGCGGGATCACAATCTCCCAAGCCCATATGATCCAGCGCGTCCAGCCAAGCTTGTGTTGCCCAGAAACCAAAGCAAGCGCCGTCACCCTCGTTAGCACCAAAATAGAAACCAGCCGGGGCCAGATTATCCAAAAAAGCGATCAGGTCGAAACAAACCTCAGTTGCCAGCTGAAGATCCCAATCTGTTTCTTGGGCATCCTCACCAGCTAAACGCTGGAGCCTAGCCAGCAGGGAATCGGGGACTGTTGCGCCAATCTGCTCAGCAACGCCCCAGAAGCGGGGGAGCAGATCCTCCTCCCGTAGTGTGCCGCTGCTGGCGATCCAAGGAAACTCCGAAAGCTGTTGCGATGAATAGAGCATGATTTTAGCCCCTTATGGTGGGGGGCAATAGGGTGGATGTTTTGCAGCCCTTGGGCTGCTGTCAGAATCTAGACGGCAAGCGCCAGCCTGTCAACGGTGAGAAGCCCGAGGCTAACCAGATCCTCACCGGTGAGCTGGGCAGCGATTCTATCTATATTGATATAGGCGCCACTGCTAAGGTCTTCAACTACCCAGTACTCATTAGCAGCTTCCCGGCAGCGCTCAAATAGCTCGAACGCTACTTCAGCCGATACGGTAGCCTCCACCAGTTCCTCGGCCCAGTACATTTCAGCATCGTCTGGAGCGTACAGACCCAACCTATCGACCAGGACCTTAAACCATTCTTTTGAGTACGTATCCTCCCAAGCTGTAGCCTGTTCCTCCAGCTCCAGCTCAGAATGGAGTTGATCATCCGCCAGAGGATAATCCTCCAGCGCAACGATGGACTCTATCAAATTCTCACTGGCGAAACGTAAATCTACGACAATAGATTCCCCGTTCCAGCCATAGGAAGCAATTAAGATTTCCGGCTCAGAGTAGCGATCCTCAAAGTGCTTAAAGTTGGCTTTGCCAACTAGGCCACTGTCTGCGTAATCGCTATATCCGCACAAGCTAGGCTCGAAGCCCAAGCTGACCCCACGCCACCGGCGATCCAAGCAAGCAGCCAGAGCATCCTTTGGGCTGTGGCTAACATCTTGGGCCCACCGGTTTTGGGGCTCACCAGCCTCGATTAAAAACCAGCTGCCACGGCAGCCGTCTAGGGCATCAATACGTTGAGCCAGTGCTGGGGATAAGACCATGGATTGATCCGGCATGGATGGCCGGTAGATTGGACTCCGGCATTGTGGACCCTACCCAGTCCATCCCGTGACCCATTGTTGCATTTCTTAACATTCCCTGACAAAAGCGCTCCCCGTGGTACGCTCCCAGTGCCAACCCACACCAAGGGAACCAATGACCACCGGAGCATGGACCACAAAAGCATCAGCCCGAGAGGCTGCTGACGAACGACGGGAACAGATCAGGTTAGAAAAAAGACTATATAAAGACCTACGGTGGGCGGCTGAGCGCTCCATCCTGGAAGATTCAGATTGGCGAGATTTGCTAAATCTTTTCCAGCAATATGGCAAAGAAGGAAACATCCAACTAGAACGGGAACTAATCCCGTTTTGGCAAACATGCCAGCGGAAGCAACAAGCGCTAGCCCGCGCCAACGGTCACCCGCAGACCATCACCGCTGCCGACATCTTGGCGAAGTTTTCCACAGATTCCACAGGGGCAAAAATTAAAACCACCTAACCCCGCCAGCGGTAACCACGCCAGCTCCACCCCTTGCCAGTTCCCCTCCGTGGGGACCGGCAGGGGGCTTTTTGCTGTCTACTGCTCCTCCCCCGGCCCGGTCAGATCACTGTGTAGATCGCACGCTAGATAGTTGGTGCCATCCGGCGTGATCTCCCTCACCAGTAGCCACTGATCGAGTGCACAATCTACAAAGTCATCTGCCATCAGGAAATGATCACATGAAAGGCAGCTGGCGCATGAAAGGTTTTCCGTGCCAGTGCTTGAAAGGCCAGTGCTTGAAAGGTTTTTTGACATTGGAGAGAAGTAATGAAAGGTTTTTTATGTAGCGAGCACGCTCCAGTGCAGAGAAGTAATCCGGGCACCGCATATGAAAGGTTTGCGGTGCCGATCATGAAAGGTTTTCGCGAGCTTGCTCGCATGAAAGGTTCCAGTCAACGACATCCATGAACTTCATGCCTAGCGCATCAGCTAGCCAGCCACCTGCCACGCGCTGATATGCGTGAGTCTGGGGGTGCAGGTTGTGCATCCACACCGCCACAGCTTTGGCAGCGGCGATGGCGCGGTCGTAGGGATCCGCTCCAGCTGCGCCCATGGCGTACATCACCGCCAGGAGGCAGCGGTGGCCGTCGTTCATATCCTCGGGGAAGGGCAAGCCGGTCTCGGCGCTCCAGTCCGATTCGAGGATGGCGAAGCCGCCGGGATTGAAGGGGTCGGGGGCGCTCCAGCCGTCAATGCCCCCGTCTTGCCAGCCCATTGATTCGCGGATCTCGGCGTCGCGGTCGGCTTGCGCCATGGCGGCGCTGATCTCGGGTTGCATAGCGCACCAGCCCGGATACTGGACCTCCATGCGGAGGTTTTCGGCGGAATTTGAAAGGTCTGAAGCAGTCACAAAGTCACCAGGGGTGGGGTGGACTTGCGGATACTAGACGACGCTCCAGCCAGAGTCAACAGGGCCTGTGATATTTCTTCATATTCCCTGGGTAGTCATGAAAGGGCAAAGCCCGCGAACATAGCGGGCGAAGCGAGCGGTGAAGCAGGCAGTGCGCTCCGCGAGCTGATCACGCTCCAGCCAATGCACGTCGGGTGGGCCTGCACGGCGGGCGATGACTACCACGCCACCGGCGAATCCCTCCAGTCCGGGGTTGTGTTGCAGGACTCCGGCGTTATAGGCGCCGAGTTGATCAAAATAATCGCTGAGCAGTTCCGCTCCACGCCGGTTAGCAGAGGTCTTCCAATCCACCAACCACAGGCCAGGCCGATCACGAAGGTACAGAGCAGCATCAAACGTTCCAGCCCAGCCATCGCAGTACGGGGATGTGAAGTTTTGTGGCGTGCAAGTGATTCTCAATTCCACTGCCGCCTCGCCAGCACAGTGGCGCTCCAGCCATTCGTCTAGGCAGCGGCCATAGCCGACGCTTGAAAGGTCGAGCTTGGGTGGTTTGCTTTGGTAGGCCTTCTTTAGGGCCCAACTCCACATGCTGGACGGGATACGCTCCAGTCCTCGGGAGTTGGCGGCGTGGACTGCAAGCTTGCGGGCGGTTTTGA